GGAACAGGTTTAACTATAACTATTGTACCTTTGTCAGTAACTGCATTATCAAGATAATACTTTGGATATGTATTTGTTGCTAAGTGTAAACTTGAAGAATTTGCTATAAATCCTTTCATGCTATATGGAACTTCAGCCGCGCTAAATCCATCCCTAGATACATCTAATATACTATCAGTCGCAATAGGCATGACAACACTAGTCCCCTGAGAACTGTTCCCTCCATGACTAGATGGGTCTGTAAGGCTACTCGCCCATTTCAATAAATCTTTAGGAATACTTGATACTGCAAATTTCTGAGCAGAGATAAGAAACTGGGCATTTGCAGTTCCTACCCCTGTTATATTTTGTATGTCTGCTGCTATGTTTGTTGTTGCCATATTAAATCTTTACCTCTGTAATAAGGAGGCCAGTTACACTAGGAAAAAGGAGGTCAAACCTAGCATGACCGGCCTCCAAATACATCTCTATATCGAGCTATTACCCCTCGAATTTAAGATTTTTATGCTCTCGCATCAGCTATATCAATAGCTGCAGCTGTGTTTGCAACGCCAGTTGCATACCAATGACCGTCAAATGATACTACTTCGATCCAATCTCCAACTGTCGCAGCTCCATCAGAAGTATCCCACTGAACCATACTGGTATCAGAAGTAATTTCTGTTAAAGCGGCTTGGTCTTCGAAAATATGTCCCATAATATCTTCTGAATCAGCAGCAGACTGAAGTACGAAATCCTTCGTTGCTTCATTATCTGATAAAGCGTGTAAAATGAACTTATATTGAAGTCCATCATTACCGCCCGCCAAACTCGGTAACTCAATATACACAGTGTTCGATGCAATATTTATGAAGTAAATATTACCTGATTCACTGGCAGTTAAAGTTAGAGTTGGACTACCTGTTGCTCCATCAGACCCAGCAGGATCGACCAATAAGGCCTGTCCTACAGCTCGATGAACTTCATGGTCAGCTTTGTTTTGTCCGTATAGTGGATTTTTAGGCATAATTTATACCTCCTACGACCAATAAGCATGGGATTCTGGCATCTGCCATTCCATACCTATTTCACTTTGGATTAAGTCGACTCTACGGTCAACACCACTGTTTTCAAGCGTTTGAACGCCAACATAGATTGCAGTGTCACGATTAATACCATTACCAACCAGAGGCCGCATAGCACAATGCCTCATATTGACTGCTAATAGTTTAATAGGACTTTTATCTAAGTGAACATTACGAACAACTCTCATGTCACCATAAGGTGTTGAGATGACATTCACAGCCACGCCAAACATATTCTGTTTGCCGCTTCTGGAAAAGTCAAAACGACCATATGATTGTCCAGCTGAATCAGGGCTAGTAGCTCCTGGGTCAACCATGCCAATATTGTTTGCAAAATATCCACTGAGTTTATGCAACCAGTTATATGTTTGCGTATCACAGAAGAATAATGTCGCATTTGCATTATTATAACGAGGGTCAAGGAAGCTGGATAAGTCGTCAAGAAAATCATCTTGAGTTTTACTTGCCAACGTCAGGCTGAAAACATTACCATAACTGGAAATATAATCAACTGCACCCTGCGTATATTGAACACTACTAACTGAACCTTGAGAACCGAAAAGCATTGCTTGTTCGATATCCCACTTATGTTCAATTAGTTTTTCACGCCATATTCTCGCGAACTCGTTTGGTTCGTATTTCAGAACCGTCGCACGAGTCGTATTATCCATAGCCATGGTGGTTTTGAAAATCTGTGTAAGTCCAAAACCCGTTGTAAAGGGTTGGTCTTTCCAGGTTTCCGGATAACCAGTACCCTGGCCATGGGCACTACCTACTACATGAGACCGTCTTCCTTCAAGAGCACTTGCAATGCTTTGATCGTGTACGGTGGCATCGTTAGCCGATCCGCCATAACCAATATCATCACTTGTCCACCCAGCTAAGTAATTAGAACCACTAGAAGAGGCTTTAATTACTTCACCCACTAGCAAAACACATTCGCGGCTGTCTTTAGTAAGGGAATCTGTTACGCTTTTTACACGAATTAGAATCTCACTATCAGCATCGCCACCGCCATCTGTACTAGAACTCGGAATTCTAACTACCTGATCGGGTAGAAAGAATGATGGTCTTGTACCGCTTGCGCCAACATCTACCTTGCCTTGTGTCTGCCCATAAATAGACTGCAAATTACCGGATGATTTATAATCAGTTGACATATAAACCTTTACAGTATCACCTGCTGACATTGAAGCCATAGCTCCGCTGTCATTATAAGCAACTAAGTCGGCATCGCCGCCAGAGCCACCAAGGTTGTCTACATCACTTGCATCTACCCATCCAGATACATATGCATATCGTTTATGATAAGAGGGTCTGCGTTCTGTGAACTTGAATTCAGGGTCATCAGTAGGTCTCTTTGCTACTTTAGATACAAAACGAAAAAATGGATCCTGAGCTATTGCTAGTTCAGAAACCCTATCTCCGAAATTATATCGTCGCCTTAAGTCACCAGTATCTTTACTGGTTCCATCAGACCAAGTAGCAACATCACTATATGTACTTAAACCAAATACATCAGCCATGTTTAACTCCTATCTTTTACCTAAGTTAATCTCCGAACATTATTGTCCGAAGATGTTATCAAACTCACGGTCTGAGCCTAAGATAGAATCAAAGATTTGGTCGTCTGCTGTCTTTTCGACTTGTGCGCTACCTGATGTAGCTAATGAACGTGGGCGACTCTGAGTGTCTCTCATATGAGCTGCCACACCTTTACTTGCTTCCTTTGCTATGTTTTGTTCACGAGTTTCCCTATTTTTTAAATAGAGAATATCTTCCAGTTCTAAAGTTTTGTTTTTGGCAAACTTTGTAAAGTCTTCCCATTGGTCCTGCGTTAAATCATGCGAAGCACGAAATGACGCTTCATCACTGAGACGACGGTTCTCCATTTGCTGCCTTGAAAGAGTTTCATTCAACCTTCGTTGAACAACACCATCAATCGTAGCATTCAGAACTTTAGCAGAGTCAGAACCTGTGTCAGACATAGCCTCATCAGGATCGAACACAAAATCTTCATCGAGCTCGAACTTATCCTTCATACTTTCTGGGGCTTGACCGCCACCCTCAAAATAATTCCTCACATGAGAAATTAAATTGGGGTCTTCTCTCATTGCATCGAGGACTGGAAGATATGGCTCAAGTTCCTTCAAACGGGAGTTTAGCCGCTTTGCTTCTCGACTTGAATCCGAATATCTTTTTTCAAGAGAACCTAAGTCCTCCTGACTTATTTGTTGTTCAGGGTCCTGCTGTGGAGCAGGAGTTGGCTGAACCTCATCTTGTATTACACCATTGACACTTCTATCAAGTGCCTCGAAAAAATCTTCACTTGATTTACTGTCACTGGCGGGAAGCTCTGCTTCGGGGGCTTGATTGAAATCAACATCATTCAAAGCGTTGCCTGCTTGTTCTTCCATATTATGAACTCCTTTTCATTTGGATTAATTTACAAAACACTTTCACTATTTTCCAACAGTTTGTTTTGCACTATCTACAGCGGATTTTACCTCCCGCTTCAGGTCTTTCTTAGCGGTATCAAACTCACCCTTGAGCAGTCCCCTAAGAAGTTTTTGTTGAGCTTCTGTCTGCAGTACATCTTTTCTTACTTCAACTTCACCACTTTTTACCTTGTCTTTTATACCTGCCTGTACTAGTTGACGACTCAAAGTCTCAATTGTTCCATCTTTATCTTTTATTGCTTCCTCCATTTGCTGCAGTTGTGATTGTAGTTGTGCATATAAAGACTTACGCTCAATAATTCTTTCTTTATTTCTTATATCAGTTTCACCAATCATGGCTATATCATCAATGAGTCCAGCCTGGAACCACCTGAAATATTCCTCAAGTAATGCCCATCTATTCAATGGCATCGTTGCTCCAGCTACAATTCGTACATCAAACTTTCCTGCTGCATAGTCATTCCATTTACTGACTGCCTCGCCATAATCATTGTAGATTGGTATATTAATTCTTGTTTCTTTCTCTTCTCCGCCTTCTTTTTGACCAGCCTCTGGTTGTATAAGTCTGAATATTTTATCAATTGTGTAATGACTCTGTGACACCATTTGAAAACACTTACCTAGTTGCTCAAGAGCAGGTTCAACAATACTACCCATCCATGCTTTTAATCTTCTCGTACCAAATTCATCGTTGGCAAGAAGACCTCGATAAGTCTCTGGTTGTTCCTGGGTGAAACCCATCATTGCTGATGGCACTCCAGAGATATACTCAGAATCAGATTTACCCTCTTGAGTTATTGTATAAAAAGCATTGTTAATTGGAGCTGGTAATACAGGTGTTGGTGGATTGAATCCCTGACGATACTTTAATAATGCTCCAGGTGATGACGAATATCTCTCCCATTCCTCTTCATCAACAGAGCCTTCCTCATATAACCACCTAAGATTTGATGCAAGATTTGCATTATGAATCATAATCTGATGAGCTTTATTAATTTCCTGTTGCTTACCAATCAGAGGCATCACGGCTGACATCGGATATGGTGTACCAGTGTAAATATATGGAATTGGTATTATTGGATACTCATTAATAGGCAATTCATATTCGTATAAAAATGTATCATCACCAACACTGCATACAAGGTCAACACGCGCCTCATAGAACTTAACTGAATCAACCACCTTACTAGCAAATTCAGGCTCCTTCATCAACTCTTTAAAGTCTGCTTCTGGAATTATTGTCTGCTCAATCTTTGAACGTATCTCTTGAGCCTGTGACATTAGAACCTGTTTCTGACGTTCAATCGCCTCTGCAGTATCTTTTTCAGCTTTTTCAAGCTCCAACTGAGCTCTATCGGGAATAATCTCTCCAGACTGTAATGCCTGCTGAATCTGTAACTTTTTCTCTTCAAGTTGCACAGTCATCTCGGCAGCAAATTCTTTTATCTCAACATCAATTGCCTTTTGAATCTCTCGCATTTCGACTTCATCAGGTGGAGATTTAATATATGCATTGATAAATGGCTTCTTCACCTTTTGATAAGTTTCATAGTAGGCAATTATATCATCATCATCACCATCCCTACCAATGCCAAGACTGACATCTTCCTGTTGTATAATCTTTGATTCATCCCTATCTCTTAATGAAAGTGTCTCTGTGACACCAGAACCCGATCCAGGACTTGCCCTTTGTATTTTCCTAGAGAATTCGGGGAATAGATTTTTTAACTGGGTGCGGGTTACATTCTTACGGACAGTTATAAAACCTGCATCCCTGAAAAGAAAGTCACGGCTCATTGGGTCTACAAAGACATCATACGGCTCAATTCTCTTGAATATAACCTCACCCTTACCAATATCCATATCCTGGTCAACATCAACCAAGAAGTATCCAACTCCCTTTGTCAAAGAATCAAGAATTACCTGACTATATAAAGATTTACCATTTGATAGATACCAACAATACTCAGATATTTCGGAATGTACTTGAGCAATGTCAGCATCGTCACCAGTGACTCCCACAGCTTTCCATCTTGGATTCTGTGCTGTAACAAAATATTTCATTATCTCGACAATAGGCAATACCCTATTAATCGTGAAACTTGGCATACCAGATTCTTTTAAAGAATCCGATTCGTCTTTTGTTAGTTGCTCATCTAGGTAAAAATCAAAACCTTTTTGACTTGTAAACTGCCATTTACGGCGGTGGGTGCTATTAGCTCTATCCCAAAGTTGTTTATTTATAGCCCCCTTATTTTTTCTTGCCATCTAGACCCCCTAGAATCCTGAAGGTTGTCCGCTTTCTCCATCATTGTAGAGTTGCCTACTGCGCATTAACGCCTGCCCCCTTGAACCGTACAATGTACTTTTTGGAGGAACAGCCATCAATCTGTCAAGTATGAGCCTTCTATACTTATTTATCATCTCAGTTGATGACCAGGGCAAATCTGACGGGGTTTCATTGGAACCGATTGATTCGTTATATTCATCAACACCAAATCCAAGAACATTTTTACCAAAGTCGTCCAAGGCGCTAACCTCTTTTAACTCGGCTCCCATCTTATGAGGTAATATGGCAATTCCTTTTTCGCTGAAAAGAACGTCACTCATTATGCTACTACCCAACTTTTTGCTTGTTTTCTTTTTCTCACAACAAATTTACCCTTATCGTCTTTATGCATCCCAGGTGGGAATGCGTGCAATAAAGCATAGTAAAGGGTCTCAATTGTATCGTCATGAGCCATTCTAGGCCCAAAAGTAAGCACTTCTGTAACTAAATCAAACATATTTTCCTTTAAATGTACCGTTTTCATACTGAAACGAGCCGACAATCCGCTATAAATACGATTTCTCTTGTTTGTGCCACCTGGTTTTTGTGGAATGACTGATACATTAAACTTATTTCTTAATCTTCTTTCTTCGTTCAGGGCTTGAAATATACTACGGTTCATAGCCACATCTTCTACGGTTGCTGAATTACAATGATACTTTTCGTATAAATCCATTATATAATCAACAACGCCTTTCTTACCTCGTGTACTGCCATCAAATGATTTACCCCCGATTGTTGGAATACTTCGATGCCTCTCATATTCTACAACGTAAGCGTTGTTATCGGGGTCAATTGCAACGACCATTATCACAGAGAAGTCCGACTCTTTCGTATCAATGTCTGTAGCTGGGTCACATCCTATAAACGTGTTAACTGGTGTTTGTTCTCCATTAATTATCAAATGGCCCTGATTTTCCTCATAGTGATAATAACCAGTCCAATACTTAATATCATCTCGAATCCATATTGCATCCTCTTCACTCTGCACCTCCATGAAATATTCCTGCCAGTATTTAGCAGGTTGACCAGAATCAATATAAAACTTCTTGCGTTGTTTAAGAACTTCATCAGTAAAGAAGCTGGGCCAAAGAAGTGTACCACTTTCATTACGCGCCTTATATGTCATTACTTTCCAGGCAAATTCGTCTGCTTTTCCATCTTTCTCTGCCTTCTGATAACTAGTAAGTAGATTATTATTGAAAGAATCATAATGTACAGGCGTGCCATTAATTCGTAAACGCCCAGTATGTGGCTCGAGGGCAGGAAAAACAACAGCAGTAACA